GCAGATGCTACTCGTGATAATGTTAAAGGCAAAGGTGGATATTTCTTTAATATATGTGAAAAAAGGTGGCAAGATCGCCTTACCTTAAAGCTTCTAGATTTATATGAGTATGGATTATATTCTGATATAGAGGCAGATGATTTTAAGAAAGAATCGCCAACTAAGAATTATAATATGGCTTCAGATTATATGAAGAACAATATGAGGCAAATATTTAATGCTAAAGGTGTTTATAATAAAGACAAAGCCGAATCTATATTTAGAACCCTTACTAAAACAGATGGTCAAAAGATAAAAGACTTGATGGAAAGTGGTAAGATAGATTTAGCCGTAACAGAGTTTTATAAGTTAGGGGATAATAATGAAGGATAATGTTAAGGAAAGGCTTGAAGAACTCTTAAAGCAAAAAGCAGAGCTAGAGCAAGCCTATCAAAGAACTATTGGTGCAATTTCAGTATGTCAAGAATTATTAAACAATAAGGAGAAGAAAAAATGAGTTCATTTAAATTCAAAGTTGGAGAGCCAAGAAAGGTTGTGCTTGCATTTGATAGTCCAAAAACAGGTGTTAATTCATACGGAGCATGGTATTTATATGGAATTAAATCAGGCATAAATGATGATGAGGATAGTTTTTTCGCTACACAAACGCTGAACACCATGATTCAAACACTAGGTGCTGGCGAGGGGGACGAAATTACTATTGAGAAGTGTGAAGAAGGGGAGATCACTTTTTTTAAAGTCAACGGTCTTACTCTTAACGAGATGAATAGTGGTGGGTCGGCAGAAAAGATAGCAGAAGCATCGCCAACAAGTGAGGTAGATAAGCTAAAGGCTAGAATCAAGGAGCTAGAATCATTGCTATCTTCTTATAAGGATTCTAAATTAACAGATGCAGACATCCCTTTTTAATATTATAAATATGCCTAGTTTTAAGGAAATAACTTTTGAACAATTTTATAAGCTATATCCTAGAAGGGTTGGCAGATTTCTTGCCGAAAAATCATTCAAGAAACTATCAAGCAAGGATAAGTTTGAGGCTTATAGTGGTCTTATAAATTATATTAAAGTTTGGAAGGCTAACGAAACAGAAAAGCAGTTCATACCTCATCCATCTACCTTTATAAATCAAAGAAGGTGGGAGGATGAGATTGAGTTGCCAAAGCAAGATGCGGGATGGCAAAAAGATGCAACAGGCAGGTTTTTCAAAGGATATTGCCTGTCGTGTGGATCTGGAGAATCGTACACAGAAAATGAACGTAAAGGTGATAGTAGGTGTTGCAAAGCCGAAATATTACCAAAAAGGAAATAATGGACGAAAATCTTAAAATAGAAGAGTTTAGAGAATTTTTAGAAATAACCAAAAATATGTATGGAGATGATCAGTTAGATAAGTTTTTAAAAACTTGTGTAAATTGTATCTGGATTATGTATGAGCAAGGTTATGATATGCCTAAAAAAGCTTTACTCGAATTAAAAAAACACTTATAGGAGAGTATTATGGAATATACTAGAAATGTATATATCGTCAGATACGAAGATGGCGACATAGAATTTTGTTCTTTTTATTGCAATCAAGCAGAAGCTATGAAAGGAAGGACAGAGTTTAAAAGAAGGTTTGGTAGAGAGGGTAGCGTTGAACTTAAGTCTGTACCATACACTAAAAAAGGTTTTATAGACTTATTTAAAAAATATGCAGTAAAATATAGAGAAAGATTATAAAAATTTGAGGGGGAGGCTCTTAACTCTCTTGGTTACCCGCCAATCTAATCCTTCCCCTCGATATATTATGAGCAAAATTAAACTATTAAATGATGATTGTATGAACATAATTCCAGAATATTCTGATAATTATTTCGACCTTGCAATTGTGGATCCCCCGTACGGGCTTCGTGAATTTAGCAAAAACCCAGAGCAAGGAACAGGCAAATTAAAGTCAAGAATATTCCAAGAAATGGATAAAAACAGATGGGATGTTGCTCCAGACAGATCGTATTTTGAAGAATTGATTAGGGTTTCTGAAAATCAAATAATTTGGGGAGGCAACTATTTTGACCTTCCTCCCACAAGAGGAATCATATGTTGGGATAAAAAGCAACCATTTCCTAACTTTAGTGCTTGGGAATTTGCCTGGACATCATTTAATAAGCCTGCTAAAATATTTAGACTACCCAACAACCAGAGAAATAAAATACACCCAACAGAAAAGCCATTAAAGCTCTATAAATGGCTATTAAGCTCATATACGGAAAAAGGGTATAAAGTATTAGATACACATTTAGGGTCTGGAAATATAGCCATAGCTTGCCACGAGCATAATTGCGATCTGCTTGGCATTGAGATAAGTCCAAACTATTATAAAAAAGCGTATAAAAATTTTAAAGAAGTTACAAGGCAGGGGGAAATTTTTTGAAAAAAGAAAAAGTAAAAATATATAAAGAATTAGATTTTGTTTATTTTGTTAATGGGCGAAAGTTTATTAATAAAGAAAAGGCAAAGGTATATGCAGAACTTTTAAATAATGGAGATTTTAGTGAATAATGGTAGATAGTTTTGACGGCAATAAAAACCCAACATTCGTTAACCAGCAGAGGTTCTATCTACTATGAATTGTAATATATGCGATTCTGAAATAGAAGAAGATAACGGAGATGTTATTGGCTATTTTGGAATATCGCCTGTTGCCTTCTGCGTTTGGTGTATGTCCTCTATGACAGATATGGTTATACAATGTCAAGGCTTTGACGATATAGATACATTACAAGAAAGAATAAACGATCTTAAACAGGAGAATAATAAATGAAATACATAGTATTAATTGCAGGAATAACGATTGCTAATGTTACTAACTTTGAGGTAACTAACAACGACACCACACACATACAAACCTATTATAATAATGGGAATATTCAGAGCAAGGGTGTAAAGATATATAATATTAAAGAAGGAGAGTGGACTTACTATACGGCTAAAGGCTTTCCTTATAAAATAGAGATATATAGAACTGGAAGGCTTTTAAAATCTTTAAACTTGAGGGATTATAGTGGCTCATCCAAGTAAAGTAAAGGGCAACAAATTTGAAAGAGATGTTGTCAATAAAGCAAAAGAATTTGGGCTTGAATCAAAACGAGCCTACGCATCCAATGGAGAATCACTAGGGATGCACGCAGAAGTCGACCTTATAATTGAGGACTACAAAATACAGGCTAAAATACGCAAGAGTATTGCATCCTATTTAGTGCCTAATGAAAATGTAGATGCTCAAGTTATAAGGGAGGATAGGGGGGAGGCATACATTGTGTTAAAGTTGGAAGATTGGTTAGAAGTTATTAGCAGTAATTCTAACAATAATGTGGGAAGCTAATGGCGATAATATCACATAGAGGCGGAAGCATTGATGAGTATTACTGCTAATAAAGACTCTTTAAAGTATTTAGACTATATTAGAGGATGTTATTGTCTAATATGCTTTTCAGAGAACCCAGATCCTGACCACCTTGAAGCAATCGGTATGGGAGGTAACCGCAAGAAACCCACACTCAAACACTATACTTGCATACCACTCTGCCGATTGCACCATTCTGAAAGACACTCAATAGGAAACACAGAATTTGAAGCCAAATATAAAGTTAACTTATGGAAAGAAGCATTTAAACTATTAAGGGAATATCATGCAAGAAGGTTGGAAAACAGCTAAAGGAAATAAAGATGCAGACCTGAAGGTTATATCTTTAGGGATGGGTGTTCAGTCTACGGCTGTGTATTTAATGAGTTCTATGGGGCATAAATTATCTAGGGCAGATTTTGCTATTTTTGCGGATCCTCAAGCCGAGCATCCAAAAACATACGAAATGCTTAAATGGTTATTAGATTGGCAAAAACAAAACAATGGCATACCAATTATAGTTAATGACAAAAGGAATTTATATAAAGATATTATAAATGGGTATAAAAATGGGTCTAGAGTAGCATCTATACCTGCACACACAGAAAACAACGGCTTGGTTATGAGGCAATGCACATCTGACTATAAGATAAAGCCTGTTATAGAAAGCTCTAGAGAGCTACACGGATTAAAGCCAAGGCAAAGAATGAAGTCTACGGAAATGTGGCTAGGAATATCTTTAGACGAAATTCAAAGAATGAAAGAATGCACCTTGCATAATATAAATTATTTTTACCCTCTAATATATCATAATATGAGCAGATCAGATTGCATGAACTTTTTTAAAGAAAATAATTTTCCTGTACCTGTTAAGTCAAGTTGTGTGTTTTGCCCATTTCATTCTGATAAATTTTGGACTGATCTTAAAAAAGAAAAAGGGGAGGCTTGGGATATGGCGGTAACAATAGACAAAGCTATAAGAGTAAACCCTAAAATGAAAGAAAAGCAGTATTTAAGCAGACAATGTAAGCCTTTAGATGAAGCAGACTTCCAAGAAAACCAGCTAGATATGTTTGTAGAGGAATGTGAAGGTTATTGTGGATTATAATTATTTAATAATGACAGGTGATTATACAATAATACAGAAATTATGAAAATAATCTATGAACCAATAAGAAAACTTATAAGCAAAGAAAACAAAATGAATTGCTGGGAATACTTAAAGACTCACAGCCTTGCAAATCGTGGAGTCTATGATGGCGACAAAGAAAAACAACTAACAGGATTAATTGCCGAAACAGAAACACGCAAACTACTTCTAGATGAATACCCAAACCTTAACGAAAAAGAAGATGGTTTTGATGGAGGGGTAGACATTAATTATTTAGGCTACACAATAGACGTTAAATCAATGGGGAGAAACTTTTACACTAAACCAGAGTATGTAAACAACTTTCCTAAACTGCAATCACATTATGCCTGCGATATGATTATATTTACTTCTTTAAATAAAAAAACTAATATTATAGAGTTCTGTGGCTGGATATGGAAAAACGAAATAGATGATAAGGCTGATTTTTTTAAAAAAGGAGAAGTCAGAAGTCGTGGCTTAAACGATACCATGGTAACGTCTACAGACAATTATGAAATAAAGAATAGTAACTTGAGAGATATAAGGGAGATACTAGTATGAAATTTACAGGAAAAGTACAAAACGGATCATTAAAGATGAACGACCCATCTGGACTTAAACGATACTTAAATGGAATTAAGGGTGATGTATGGATTGATATAAAAGTTGCTCCTAAAATGCGTTCTAGCGAGCAAAACGGCTACTATAGACACATTATAAGACAGATAGGAAATCATCTAGGTTACAATGAAGATGAAATGCACGAAGTTGTTAAAACTAAATTTGAAATAGAGTCTACAAAAGACTTGACTAAAGATGATTTTAGCGAACTGCTAGATAGGATTATAAGGTTTGCAGCGACTTTAGGTTTTGCGGTTCAAGACCCTCGCAGAGCATTATAAATTCGTATATAATTTTTAAACTAATAAACCTCTCTAATACTTAAAGAAACATTCCAAGTCCTGTGAGCTACTTGAGTACAAGATATAGAGTCTTGGTCTAACATACATATAGCAAGTTCTGGATTAGGCTCTTCAACACCATCTATAGTTGCGGTAGCTTTAGAGTCAGGACAAAATATGAACGGAAGGCTTCCATATTGAGTTAGCTTAAAAAATGTGCTCATAGAAGTATCAAAATTATCTAAATCATAGGCATCTTCTACATCACCTGTAAAACTGTCATTATAAAATGAATTAGAATTTTCAACCTTATCGAATAAGTTGTCGTCAGATATATAGCTAAACTTTATTTTCCAGCATCTTCTAGCTTTGTTAGCAACTTTAGTATAATCTCTTCCATTTGTTTTTTGCAATTTCCATGCAGGAATGTCGCCCCAATTAGGAACCCCTATATGGTTCATGTTTACCAAAGTTCCTCCTCCAGGTGTTTCATATATAGCTGCTCCAGACATCTTTAGCTCTAAAGAAACATTAAGATCAGGAGAATTGGGTGCTTCAACAAATATTCCGCAAGTATTTGATCCTATGGTTATTCGCTTATCTCCCCAATCTGCCCATGGTTGATTTTCTGTGTCGCCAATAACATTTTCACTTATATTAATAAATTCTAGTACATTAAACCTTCTGTCTTCAGTATTGTTTTTGTCTGTTATTTCCCATAAAGAATAGCCATCATATTTTGCCATGCCAGTTTCCCCTGCATTGCTACTACCAGCAGTAGTTTTATAATTTACAATTTCTTCAAAAGCGGTAGGATTAGAGTAAAGTATACTGCTTGAACCCCCTGTTCCGTCACTTCCTATAAATCGTTGACACATATGTATATTAGCCCCTAGTTCGGCTTGCAGGCTTGCAAACTTATGACCTAAAACACCTGCATACCAACCGCTAGAATGATGACCGCTACTATTATTGCGGTATTTTAACAGCTTGTTTAATTCATAGTCTTTAATTAATTCTTGTTCATCAAGGTCTGCAGGCTCTTGATTTATTCCAAATCTAAAAGCTGCCCAATGATGGCTATAACCCCCTCTAAATTTATTAGGTTGGTAAGGATTCATTGTGTAGACTTTTTCTTGATTAGGCTCATTCGGTGTAAATAATCCTGAAGTTATTGTACCGTGATACATTCCTATGCTTTTTAAATAACTTGGTATGTCGCAATAAAATCTTGGTGTTCCTATTTGTTTTCTAGCCATTATTTTCTCCTAACAATTCTTTTTTTTATTCTTTTTTTAACAATTTTACCAGACTCAAGTTCTTCAGGTTTTGTGCCTGCCGAACCCCATTGAGTCGAATTATTTGTCCAATATTCTTTTTTTATACCTAAAATTTTAGCCCTGTGTTTTTTTAAATCCCACGTAACATAAGAGCAAGAAAGCATTTCAAACACACCTATGTATGAAAACAAAACATTAGAAACAGGAGTTTGCGCAATACTTACAATAATTATTTTGTTTTCTCCTATTGTTAAAGTCCATCCATTTCCTAGCTTGTTTATTGCATTTATAGACCCTTTGTAAGTAATTTCAAAAGCTGCAACCTCTCCATTTGAATTGCAAAAAACATTTCCGTTTGCATATTTTATTTCTACGTTAGTCGCAGGAGATTGTTTAATTATATTGTTTTCCATATTTGTTATTTTGCCCTATTAAATTACAGGAAAAGGAGATGGGTAATCAACTCCTTTCCATCTCAAATTTTTATACCTGTCTAAATGATGAAGTTGCACAATAGTGACTTGAGCCTTGTCTATGTTTTTTCTAATTTTTGTTATTATCCATAAAGGCAATATATACTGACCACACCTAATAGGCATATCCTGATATATTCCATCTTCATCTATGTCTTCTAAAACATACTTTTCGCCATATATTTTTTTATCTAAAATCATTTTGTCAAATTCAATTAAATCTCCTATTTCAAGATTAAAATATTTTACAGGCAAAGAAATATTTAAAATATTGTGTTGATTTTGATTCCATGATAAATTATAGTTTGCTAAAGTTCTAGCCGTATCTCCTCCGTCATTATGCTTTATATATTGACTTTCATATACTTTATTTGTATGTAAATGATCTACGGAACCATCGCTTTTTTCCCTTAATCCATAATAATTCTTTTTTTCCACCGATGCTTGAGTGCCGCAATAAAAATAATTTTCATCAATTTCTGTTTTTACAGACTTTAAATATTGACCTAAACCCCTGTCGTAGTTGTACTTTAACTCAACTTCAGTTAAAAGATTATCTATTGATGTTCTTGAAAAATTATAAGATATAATATCATTTCTTTTAACCAGAGAAACATCTTCAGTTATAGTTGAACCAACATCTTGCCAGTATTTTGTTCCACCCCAATAAAAGTTTCTTAAAGATATAAATTTTAATTTATCATTAGCTAGCGTAGGTATTATTTTACTAGATTTTGCAATTTCGCTGATTAATTTTTTTGCATCCTTTTGTTTGTCTAAACTAAAAGCCATAATAAAATCATTGGTGTTTAAAGATGAAACATCAAAAAAAACAGGGTCAGTATAAGAGTCAAAAGTCCTAGCATTACTCAAACTTTTTGTGTCAATATTTTTATCATATCCTAGCTCTTGCTCTAAAAGATGAAAAATAATATCGCAGGGTTTTTGTATAACTTTATCGCCTGGTTCGTAAATAGCATCAGATCCATAGTTTTCTAAAGGTTGAATCTCGTCTTGTACAAAACTTGAATCAATTACTTCCGCATTGTAAGGAACATAGATTCTGTCTAAATAAACAGTTTTTTGGTCGACTTCTAACAAATCAAATTGCTCTTGAGATTCGGCAGGAAAGTCATAATATTCAGATTGGTCTAAAGATGCCATTTGGGCAATAAATGAAAAATAATCTTCTTGCCCTTGCGCCTCTACATTTGAGGAATACTCAACGCTAACTGTTTTAGTTTCCCCTGCTAAAATATCAATAGATGAGACACAGTTTGCTTCGCCAAATTGCGCTTGGTCAAATTCGTCTAAATCTAACCCAGTCGAATCAGAAATACTGACCAAATCATCTTGTTCGTCTAAAGCATATAAATTAATAGTTCCTGAAAAATTTGAAGGAGAAGATATTTGCAAGCTTATAGAGCCAACGCCATTATCTCCCATAGAAGAAAAAGATTCGTTTGTAGAAACAGATATTTCAAAATTGTATTCAGGTGCGCCCTCTTCTACAGAATATGGCTGATATATCATAGAGCCTAAATTATTGTAATCTCCCCAATTCCAATCATTAGGAACTTGCGCATGGATCGGGAACAAAAGTTCTCCATTTTGCCTAACTCCTAATCTAAAACCAAAAACAATATCTTTGTATGGCGTGTGGTCAGAAAAAGATGTTTCTCTGATTTGGTTTAATTGAGATGTTTTCCAAGACGGTAAATTATTGTTGTCAAAACCTATGTCATAATTTAAAAAATAATTTGCTAATCCGTTGGATTCAGATTGTGTTTTTAAAGCCAAATTTCCTGACGGATTAAAAGAATTTGGGCAAGGAATTGTAACTTCGCAAGCAACATTAGGAGTTGTCCATACAGGGTTTAAAGAAAGGTAATCCCCGCTAGAAACATAACTGTTTTCCCCTGCATAACCATAAGCACCCCCTATGTTTTCTAGTGAATTAGTGTTTCCAGAAAACCCTGCTTTAGAATGACCTAAAAAATTTATTGGAATAAATTCAAGAGATTGAGAGCTTTCTGAATTAATTATCTGATTTACCAAATTAACAACATCAAGAATATTTATAACACCGTCTTCGTTAAAGTCAGAAGATTGAATTTCTTCTTCTGTAAAATCCCCCCCCCCAACAATTTCTCCTGCCTCGCCCGAAACAATTCTTTGAATAATATTAACAAGATCTAAAATGTCTGTTAAACCATCTTGATTAATATCTCCAATAAGTGGTGAAGATTCAGGAGTCTTGTCTAAAACCCATCCCATTCCTTGATGTCCTACATATTTTATGTAATCGGAATTAATAGGGCTATATGTTGACATAAGACCCCACATATTATCAAAATCATAATTATCTCTGTGATAGCACAATGAAAATCCAAACCCTTCTAAAGTAATCTCGCAGCCATCCTGACCGTTTACTGCTCTTAAAAACATATTTTCATCTGTTCCATCTGCTTGTTCTGCAAGATTTAACATATTAGCATTATTTAATTGCAATTTAATATGCCCTTGGTTTGTTACAAAATTTCCTCTTTTTAAAAATATTATCATTAATATCCTCCGCCCCCACCGCTTGATGAACCTTCGCTATTGCTTGGGGTTTCTGTAGTTGCGCTTGCTGTAGAAGATGATGCGCTTAAAGCCTCTCCTGTGTATCTTCCATAAATATTGTCAACTCTTCCTTCTACTTTGGCATACAATTTAAAGTTATCAAACCCTTTTAATATAGCCTGCTTGTGTACTTTGAGTGAATTAAATTTTAAATATTCTAGAGCCTTTCCTTCTGCCTGAAAAGTGCTATAGCCGTAATTGCTGCTATAATATCTGTTTCCTATTTCTATGCCTCTATTAGAAATATCGTCTGTCCCCCACCATTGAACAGTAGATTTAGCACTATGGTGGTGTTCTATGTCGACAAACGAATCTCCATCAGTATCTTGGTAACTATAGCCTGTAATAGGCGTGTCATCTAAAATAAGATGCTCAATTCCTCTTGTCCCACACATAAAAGAAATTTCAGTTCTAAAGTTTACAATATTGCTGCTAGGCAAAGGGGAAATTTCGTAATCTCCAAAATTAATCTTTGAATCGATTGAATAAGTTATGCCTATTCTTGATTTAAATTCAATATCATCTTGATTCTCATCTATGTGCGGCATAACATTTAAAATATTTTGAGAAGGAAATGTTTCAATAGTTTCCGCAGAAATCATATTTAAAGACCTTATATCAAAAAACACTTGATTTCCTAGTATGTTTCCTCCATAAAAATATTGATTCATGTCCCAAAGCCAATCCTGATTATCTCTTTGAATTTGAGGGAATCCTTCAAAATCTGAAGACGGCATAAAATAAGTATAATAAAAATTATTGCTAGGATTGAGTCCCTGAATATCTGTGTGTGGTCTAACAGGGCAAACCGCAAAACCTTCGTTAGGGTCGCCTTCAGGAAGTCCGTTTTGCTCAACATAGGTAGGAGAATAATCCCACTTTAAAGAATAGCTCGCATCTTTAAATGCAACGTCGCTTTTTTGTAAAACCTCTACTATATTTGCAGACACAGGAGATCCGTCAGGGTAAAATTGGTTCATGTCTAAAAAAGAAACATCGTATTGAGTTTCAAAAATAATAGAATTATCTTCGCCTAAATGACTCTCGTCTTCAGAGTCAATGTATTGATTTTTGTTTAACCCCTTATACACAGTTGATTCTTTTAAAGATTGAAAAAACTCTGGCGATTTAGATATATTGCAATAAGAATTGTCTAAAAAAACTTTAGGGCTTGAACAAGACTTTATAGGAAAATCGTCAGCAATAGCAACATAATGTTTATTTGCATCTATTTCTGTCAGAGAATTATAGATTAAAGCAGCTCTATCAAGAACTCCGTAAGCTATAGGAATAGGGACATCTCTTCGCTTTTCAGGCAAATCATCGCTTATTGGGGTTCTTCTTATAGGAAGTTTTTGGTCTAAAATCATTTCAGTCCTATCTTCGCAATTTATTTCTAAAGTATGTAGGTTTTCTTGAACATCTTTTACGTACCCTGAATACACCTTTAAGCAATCATCTAAAGATTGCGCTGATTGTGATTTATAATAAACATCTAATTTTTTGTTCATAATAGAAGGATTAAACAACCTTACAGACAAAGGAGTATTATTAGGCGGATCAATGTAGTCAGAATTAAAAAACTCTATTTTTAAAGATGATATTTTAAAAATTTTCTTTTCTACGTCTATAGATTCAGTTATAGAGCCAATGTTTTTTAACATTGCTTCATAATTGTTTTCTAAATAAACCTTATTTGTAGAAAAATAAAAAGTATCGTCAATAACAATCAATGGAACCAAGTTTGTTGTTTTCGATTCTACGTCTAGCTTAAATCTTTTTGGAAGCTCTATCATTAATTAATTCCTAAATCTTCACCTCTGCGGATTGCATCTTTAATTTTAGGTATGGCTTCTTCCTCAATAAAAGTATCACTCATTATATTTCCTGTAAATGTTATGTTGGCTCCCCCACCTACCCGTCCTGTTCTATTCATTCTGTTCATATTTTCTAGTCCTATAGATTCTACGGCTGACCTTCTCATTACAAACTCACCTTCCTGCCCAACCATAGGAACATCTCCGCCTTGCTGCCTGCCTCTTATCATTCCTCCGCTGTGATAAGGTATAACTGCTGGAAAAACTTCAGTCCCAACGGCAGACCCCAAGCTAGCAGTCACACCTCCCGCAGGATTAATAAACATCATCGCAAGCTTAAAAAATCCTTTTAAAGTTTCTGCTGCAATTATCTCTGCAATCATTTGATTTATTACTCTAAAAAATGATCTACCAAAACTTTCCAAACTCATTTTTCCAGTTTCAATGGCTCTTACTATTTCGCTTGAGAAGGCATTAGAAAATGCATTTACAACATCCATGTCAAGGAACTTTTCTAGTTTTGCATCTTCTAAAGTTTCTTTTAAGTCTATCGCTTGTTGATTTAAAACATCTAAAGCTTGTCCATACGCAAATGCAGCCTCTACATCTCTTGAGCCTATTGCGGCAAACCGTAGTGCTTCGTATAGAGTTATTTGTTCTTCAATTATTTCCATTTCAGATTTCATTGAGTCTACAATTGCTTGAGCATCAGATATTTGGTTTTCTCTTAATCTTGCAGCATCTCTTTCAGCTTTTTCCAGTCTTCTTTTTTCTTTTTCTTCATCTGAAATTTGCTTTAAAAGCTCTTGCTTCTTTATAATCAACATACTTAATTGAAAAAGCTCAAAGTCATTTAAATCCAAATCCTTTTGATCTACCTTTAAAAGTTCTTGCATCAAAACTAATCTAGTTCCCTCAAATTGGGTTTTTAGCTGAATCATTGCAATTTCTTTTTCAAGATTTGGAATTAAAGACTTGGACGCAACTTCTTTCTGAAGCTCAATATCAAGTAATTTTTGATTTATTAATGACAAAGCAACTTTTACATTAAGACTTTCTTTGTCTACGCCTAGCGTTTGTTTTATCGCTGGCAATATATCACTTGTAAAAAATGCAGCCATTTCTTTTTGAGCTTCAACATCAAGAAATTCAATATTTTGTCCTAAAAACTCGGTAGTATCTATCTTAATTAAAGACTCATATTCCTTTTTAAGGTCTCTAATGTCGGGAACAGCCTTTTTAATAGAAAGTAATTTTTCATTAAGAATATCTTGCTCTGCTGTTAAATCTTTGGTTGTATTGGGAACACCTCCCAAAGCAACAACATATTCGTTGACAGATTCGGTAGCTTCTTCAAAGTTTTCTTTAGAACTGTTTCCAAAAAAGCCAATCGTCTTTTCAAGTGCAAAAACAATTCCTTCCAATGCAATAAAAACTATAGATGCTCTTTTAAATTTTGCCATAGCAAGCGTTGCTTTTTTAGTTCCTGATGCGAGACCTATCATGCTAGCTTTAAAAGCAATTAAAGTTTTTACCGCTCTTCTACCTGATTTTGTAACTGTAAAAATAGCAGCAGCAAAAATACTAGCCTGTTTTGCAACTTGTGCAAAATTAACATTCTCTAGTGCATTTGCTATGCCTGAAAGCATATTTAAAAGTGGAACAGCAGCTACTAAAAAATCTTCTCCTATAGAGGTTCCTAAATTTGTCATACTAGCAGAGAATCTATTAAAAGCTCTTATAGGAGTATCTACCTCTGGTCCTATTCCTTTTAATTTTTGTTTAGCAGAATCCATTGTAGCATTAAAAAATGCTTGTTTTTTATCTGCGTCTGTAAGTTGGTCAACAGTTACGTCTATTTGTTTGGCATAATTTTTATAAGCTTTTTCTGTGTCAACAATAATACCAATGTTATCAAGCATAAGTCTCGATTGGCGACCAATACCAGTAATAAGAGACTCTACAGAATGCCTTGTGTCTTTTCCCAAAGCTTCACCAAGCCTTTGAGCCATATCAAACATTTGAGCCATTTCCTCTGAACTTGTCGTGATTCCAAGAATCATTGCATTATTAGCTTGCTGAAATAAATCAAAATTAGACATTGTGTTGTCTGTAGCCGCCCTCAATCTATCCATAGCTATAGCAGCGTTTTCTGTTCCACCCTGAAGGTTAGTAAAAGCTGTTTCCATAGCCTCTAAATTAGCAGCCTGCTTACCAAATTGAATTAACTGCCTTCCACCCATTGACATAGCAAAAGAGAAGAGAAGCATTTTAGAACGAAGCGTAGCAAATGAATTATTAAGAAGCCTTGACCTTCTTTCTGTTTTATCAAAAGCACCTGAAAGGTTTGATAAAGCTTTTCTAAATTCTTTAGTGTTTTTTTCAAGCAAGCTTTGAGCGCCAGCTAGCTTTATCATTGAAGCTCGGAGCCTATTGTCTCCTGATGCTTTAAACTTTATTAGTATTCTTTCTGACATCTATTTCCTTCTTTTCTTTTTTAGCAAATGCTGTTCTGATTGCAAATGCCCGCCTAACCCATTTAGCTGGCTGATTGTCATAAGACCCCTCATAAGGAGGTATATTAAATTTTTCACAATATGTGTACCTTTCTATATCTTTATGCAAGCTAATATCCATAAATTTATTAGCACAAGCAAAAAAAGGTATCTGCGAAACCAATGATTGAGCAATATCAAAAGATCTATTTTGCTGTTCATTGACTTGGGCAGTTTCCTCTATAATAAGGTTTGCAACTGCCCAAACGTCATCCATATTGTCGAATCTGCGTTTTTCCCTAACTCCGTCAATTAAGACTGGAATTTCAGCCGAATAAGGAAAGTTGTGATACTGACAACCCTCGCAAGTAGGTAAAAGTATATTAAGTTCTACTTGGAGGGCTTCTCGTTTCCCTCAAACAACACTTTCTGAATCTCTAAAGCAATGTTGATCCTGTCTTCATCGCTTATTTTTCTGATAGTGTCGTCTGAAGAGTCTACTAATGCTATTTGCAAAATCTTAAGACAATTATAGTTAGGGTCTATAATTTCTACCCCACCTTCAACTGAATTAACCATCTTCATCAGTATGTCTTTTAACTTTGCTTCATCAGCAATAGTAAACTCTTTAACCTTAAACGCTTTTTTATTCTTTAGTTTAATCTCCATTTAAACATCCTTTTTTTATTTTATTATGCTAAATCAATAGCTAGAATATTGCCTGATTCCTTATTGAGTGCTTTCATCTCTACATCTAACATCATAATATCGCCTTCATTATAAGCAACATTAGTCAATATTCCGCATGGAATTGATATTGATGCGTTAGTTGCAGTTGTCTGTGTTAAAGTAAGCAAATCTGTCGCAACATGTGTTGACTGCGCGTCAAATTCAGAAGGAAGCTCCATT